GGCCGGGTCACACAGAATGTACACATTGAGCGTAGCCGGGCGGATGTCCATGAATCGCAGCCATTCGCGCTGGAATATCGCGGCGCTGCCTGCGGCTGGATTTTGGAGCATCTGAGCCGCGAGTGTGCTAGTGGTTTGCTTGAGCTTTTTGTCAGCCCACACGTTATCCGGCAGGAATACAGGCTTGCCGTCCCGTAGGCCGTTGTCAGTGGCCGGGTAGATGCGCGGTTTGACTGCGCCCATTTCGATGATGGTGTGATAGCTGTCGCCAAAATGGTAACGCGTGCCAACCATTTGCATCCGAGCTAAACCATTCTCACCGCGTGCTCCCAGGTTGTCACTCAATGACCATGCCTCGGTCGTTTTCGTGATCATTTCAGGGCTGGTAACGCTGTCCACTGTCACCACATCATCGTAGACGCGCAACAAGAAGTGTGCCCCTGTTGGTTGCCCATCTACCAGCCCATGTCCTTCTACGGTGGCTTCTTTTGGGTTCCCTTGTCGTTTGACGACAATTCCCGAATCCTCACTCCATCGAGACGCTTCTTTTTTCGGGTCATCCCAAAGAATGTCCGGGAAAAGCTGCTTTAGGTAGCGATTTGTCTCAAGTTCATATTTGATTTGACGAAGGAATTTTCGGGCGGTTGGCTTGTTGAAGCTGAAAATTCCGACTGTCATCTCAGGATTTTTCAGAATCTCCTGAATCACCCCACAGAAGGTAATCACCGTCGATTTGTAGTGCTCTCTGGCCCATAGATCAAGGTATCCGTCAGGGTTGCGCTCTACCTCTCTGCATCGGTCATAGAGCCATGGGTGAATGGCATCAATACGCCCAAGAATATGCGTCAGTAGGAAAAATCTGTCTAATTTGACGTATTCGGCAACATCACATTCAGGCCAGTCGTGCATTGTCTGGTAGTACTCGATTGCCTCCTCAAAAGGCATCGACCAGATTTCCTCCTGCAGCGTCATGCCATCCGATTAGCTTTGAACTTATCAAGCGCATTGGCCAGTCGGATTCTCAGTATTTCCGATCCAACCGACGCGCCTGCTGCTGCCGCCAATTGAGCCTCTGCCGACTGTTTGTTATCTTCCTTGTACAAACCCAAAATCTTCGCGGCTTTTTCAAGCGCTGAATTTTTGTCGGCTATCTTGTATTTCTTGAGCACTCCGATACACACTTTATCTTTTCCGCTACCTTCGAACTGGTCCAGCACCTCCAACCCAGCTACAGCAGCAGCGGTATCATCATCCAGATCGGTGATTGCCAGCGGGTTGCCTGTTGCCGAGAATAGTTTTCGAGGGTCAAAAAACGATATTCTGGCTATCTCTCTGATAACCCGTTCGTTTGTCAACTCCATCGCGGCAAGCCGTTCATCTTGGCGAGCAGCTACGATTGATTGCTTTTGTGACAAAAGACTTGCAATTGCAGGTTTTCTTAGGTTTTCTTGTCCTGTCACATGCGCTGTTTTTTTGCTGTAACCAGCTCTAATTGCGGCTTGAGTAGCATTTCCGTCTATCAGGTATTCAGCAACAAATGCTGATTGCTTAGGCAACAATCCGCCAGAACGCTTTGATGTGTAATGCTTTTTCTTCTTCGGCGCATCCATCATCAATCCCCAATCCTATGCCGATACCCTGTTCCATCAACACACACGCATTGAGGCATCAGCCACGCCGGGTATGCGGAATTTGATGTGATCATCTTGCGATACCGAAAACACCTGCGAGTGCGATACCTGCTGCTGATCCACTCCATTACCTGTTGCTCTACCTCTGCGCACCTGGTTAACTTAACCATGGCCCTTGCAACTACTCGCCACGGGAAGCCAATTTCAGCCGATAGCTCTTTTGCAGTCACCCAGTCGTGACCACGTGACGATAGATGCTCTGTGAGTACATCGTGAACTTCTGCCATAGCGACCTAATAATAGAGTTTCGCTATTGTAACAATGACTTGATTTAAAACAACTATCAGAAAATTTCACTACCATAGTAGAAAAGTGAATCACAGGGAGACTCTGTGTTGGCATCGGCAAAATTCTGCGCTTTAATACAAATGACTGACTGGACATTCGCCAACTCCTGCAGCCATTTGGCCCCAATGCCGTGCGTGGCGAGAATTTTATCGGTCCCTGTGTACGCTGTTGGGGTGTGCACGTAGCGTCCTTTCGTGTACTTGTGGCCTTGTTCCTCTGCCATCCTCTTTGCTGGTGAGAATCTCTTTATGGGAGCGATTACCCGAGTTTGTACCGGCGTTGCCCGCTTGGTCGGTAAGTCCCTCACCTCAAAGGAGTCGTACCTAACGGGGGACAGGCTTGGTGCTGGTGGTAGTGGCGGTGGTGCTATCGGTGGTGGCAGTGGTGGATCGTTCGGAACAGCAAGCCCAGAATCGTTGCGCCACCCGGAATCAGTCCAGTAATCCCCCCTATCGAAGTGCCACCTCTCTATCTCTGGACTGCACCTTGGTTTTGTTTTTGGCTTATTGGGCTTGTTTATCCACTCTTGCAAATCGCGGTAGTAATCCGCGTATTGCGTTCGCTGCTCTGGCGTTCTCGCCCCATGGTCGATCCATGGGTTTGGCTCCTTTGGGCAGGTTTTAATATCCTTCCACCTACAGTCAACTATCCCCGGCACGATATACCCTCATTGAATCCAAAAAAGCACTCACTTGGTTTTGATATAAAACACCAATCAACAAACCAACGCATCAGGACTTGACGGACGTAATGCCGCTGCGTTGAAGCCATTAGCACTCATGCCCGTTTTAGTGCGAGTGCGGCACACGGATAAGCTCCAGACATTTAGCCGTGTCTGGCAGCGTTCGGGCTTGCGCTGTATGTCCGGCTGTTATTCAAAGCATTTTCCCCAGCCTGAATTTCAGTGTTTTTAGCGCTTTGTTGTTGACTCTAAGTCGCTGCTTAACTCGACGGATAGCTAATCGTATTCCAGCATCAGCCATTCGATTTGCCTTTTCTTTGGTAGCAAACACGATATTAAAAGGGTAGTAATTGTTTTTTGGGTCAATAATGCCGCAAAAATCAGAAAGTGCAGTTGATGGATCAAAATCTCCACATATTGGGTCAACCCTTCCAACTTTGACGCGCTTTACAAACGAACTTCCAGGCTCATCGTCTTTTGTACAAACAACCAAAACAACTGATCCGATTTCTGGCGCTTTTTCCATCGCTCTTGATGTCATTTGAAGTCATCCACTTGCTTATCGATTTCTTCAATGGCCCGAGTGCAATACACAAGCGCATCAGCCAACTCCTCCTGCTGGTGTACTAGCCATTGCCGCAGGGTCAACGGGTTGTTTTGTACCGTAGTGCCGTACTTGGCGATTCCCATTTGCTGACGCGCCGCTATCAGTGCGCATACTAGCGCCTCTGTTCCTGTTGGACTCATATTTCTAGCCTTTGTAAAGTGATGTTAAGAGCAGTTAATTCATCCAGCTTGCGCACAATCCAAGCTCTCTTTTGCCCGTGCCATCCAAAAAACGGGCTGACGTGGCAACGTTCGCAAAGCGCTATCGCCGTGAAATGCAATCCTTGTTTGATATGGTGCGCGTAGCTTGGGCCTGGCGCATCGCATACGCTGCATGGCAGATTGCGTAGCTTGTCCATGTGCTCACGCTCTGATCGGGTGAGTGGCGTGCTGTTTTTGGTTCTCATGCTTCACCCAGTAACGCCGATGGCGATACGCCCCATTTGCTTTTAAGCCAAGCAAGCATCTTCATGACATCGAAGCTGTAGTTCTGGAGTCCTTCAGGATTGACGCTCAAAAGCTCACCACGGGGGAAGCCTTTGATTTGCTTTACACCTTTCGGGAATGTCAATGTGATGCTGTCTCTCCTAGCGAGGTAGGCCAGAATGCAAAGCGATTCGAGTTCGTTTGCTGTCATGCAACCTCCATGATTTCGCCGGAATCAGCATCGACCATGCGACCATCCCACTTAACCCAATTCGTGCAGCTAAATTCGACCCCAAAATCAGTTGCTGCATGGGCTTGAACCTTGTCAAGATACGTTGACATTTTTTTGACGCTAAGGTCTTTTGTGCTGATCAACTCTTTGATGACTGACACCCTCTTATTGCCGGGAACCATGACCTTCTTGAATCGGTAGCCAAGAAACTTCCGCTTGAAATACCAGTTCCACCCGTCTTCATTGAAACCAACCCCGTTCAACTTGGCTTGGTTGCTGATCTCTCCTA